CAAAAGCAATAGTTGAATTAAAAAAGTCATTCCAAGATTTAAGAGATAGCAATAGGGAGTTAAGAGTTGAGACAGCAACATCAAAAGCAAAAATTGAAGAACTAAGGTTAATAGCAACTGACACTTCAAAAAGTATACAAGAAAGACAGGATGCTGCAAATCAAGCATTTGACATTGAAAACAAGTTATTAGATAAAAGAATTGCCAACGCAAAAGAAGCAATTAGAATACAAAAAGAAGAAAATAAAACTGCTATAAATAAAGACGAAGCTTTAGATGCTTTAGCAGACAAAGAAGTTGAATTGGCAAATTTAGAACTTGAAAGCTCAAGAAGAAAAATACGTTTGACTGAAAAGTTAAATGGCATTAGAAGACAAGGAGAAGCTGAAGAAAGGAAAGCTCTAAAAGATTTGAAAAAAGCAGACCAAGAAAGGACAGGTACTTTAGAAAAGCTACCATCAGTACAAGAAAATTTAACTAATAAAATCATACAATCTAAGAATGACGAGGTTAAAGCAGTTGAAGACGGTAACGCTAAAATTATACAAAGTAATGCTGAAGTTACAGACCAATATTTACAAGATATTGAAGACAAAAAAGCAGCCGAAAAAGGTTTAGATGACTTCAAGGCATTTGCAGCAGACCAAGCATTAAACATTACAAGAACACTAATGGAAACTGAAGTGCAAGAAGTTGAAGAAGCATATCAGAGAGAGATAGAATTAGCAGGAGGAAACAAAGATGCTCAAGATAAGATAAACAAAAAATTCGAAAAGAAAAGAGCGCAATTAGCAAAAAAGCAGAAGGCCTTTGATATTGCACAAGCTACTGTAGACACTTTTAAAGCAGCAAACGCAGCATACAATAGTATGGCTGGTATTCCTATAGTTGGTCAGGTTCTAGCACCAATTGCAGCAGGTTTAGCAGTAACCGCAGGTTTAGCTAATGTAAGAAAAATAGCAAAGCAAGACACAGGAGGTGGTGCAGGTGGAGGCGGTGGTGGAGGCGGTGGTGGTTTAGGTGGTGGAACACCTGCTCCAGATATGCAGTCAGGTAAGTTTGAATTATCCCAACCAGCCCAAGAACAAGAACCTGTAAAAGCCTTTGTAGTTACAGATGATGTGACAGAAGGTCAAGACAAATTAAGCACAATAAGACGTAATGCAGTAATATAAAAAACAAATAAATTAATAATAAATCTATAATATAATATGCCTTGTAAAAAATGTAAAGACGGAAAATATAAATGGGGAAATACTGGCGAATGCAAGTATGACACTATAGAGGAATGCGAAAAAGCAAACCCAAAAAACTACGAAGAAATGATAAAGAAAGCGACTAAAATCGTAGAATTAATAATAGAAGATAATAATGAAGCCTTGGCAATAGATGCTATCAGTTTAGTTTCTGCACCTGCTATTGAACAAGACTTTGTTTACTTTGGAAAAGATAAACACAATTTGACTTTCGCTAAAGTAGATGAAGAAAAAAGAATGCTTGTAAGTCCAGCACTTATACCAAATAAACAGATATTTAGATACGACCCAAATACAGACCAAGAATACTACGTGTATTTTAGTCCTGAAACAGTACGTAAAGCTGCTGAACTATATTTAAAGCACAATAATCACCACAAAGCAACTTACGAACATCAAGATAGGGTAGCTGGTGTTTTAACTGTTGAATCTTGGGTAAAAGAAGGCGATCAAGACAAATCTAAGTTATACGGATATGACCTGCCGAATGGAACTTGGTTCGTTAAGATGAAGATAGAAAATGACGAATTATGGAATAAAATCAAAGCAGGTGAATTGAAAGGATTAAGCATTGAGGGTTACTTTGTTGATCGAATGCAAGAGATGTCAGAACAACAACCAACAGACGAAGAAATACTTACAGCTTTGAATGAGATTATACAAGAAGCTGAAAAATCAAATAAATAAACTATATATCTATTATATAATATCAACTTAAATTTAAGAATACAATTATGGACATAAAAAAGCAAATAAAGATAGCACTTGGTCTAGAATCAGACGAGGTGACATTAGGATGGCAATCAAAATCTGAAGACGGAACAATTTTTGTTTCTACTGCTGAAGAGTTAGAATCAGGTGTAGACATTAGCGTTCTTACTGAAGATGGAACAACTATCCCATTACCGACAGGCACGTATAAGACGCAAGATGGTGTAAGCTTCCGTGTAGAGGAGGATGGCGTAGTTTCAGAAGTTATGGAGTCAGAAACTGAAGAAGAAGACACAAAAGAAGAGGAAATGGCAACAGATTTAGGCAAGAAAGATGAAGATGATTATGAATCTGAAGCTGAAGAAACTGATTGGGCAAAAACCTATGAAGAAATGAAAGACAAAGTAGAAAACCTTGAAGACGCAATTGCTGATATTAAAAAGCAAATTGGAGAGTCTGGAGATGTTGAGGAAATGTCTGAAGAAACTAAAGAAGAAACAGTTGAAGAAACAGTTGAAGAAACTAAAACTGAATTATCTTTAGAAGAGCTTAAAGCAGAAAACGAAAAATTAAAAACTGAACTAAACGCAAAACCTGCTGACAGTCCAGTAAATGTAAATAAATTCAGTTCTGAAAGACCTGTATTAAGCAAAAAAAATTATAATAAACTTTCTAAAAGAGAAAGATTCTTATACAACTTAAATAAATAAATATTAACTAAAAAACAAATAAAAAAATGGCATTTAACGTAACATCAAATTTTGCAGGTAAGGCAGCTGGGTTCTACATAGCAGCAGCACTTAAAGAAGCAAAATCATTAGATTTTATCACTACAATGGAAAACGTGAAATTTAAATCTAATATACAACGTATGGCAGGATCATCAGTAGTTAGGGACGCAACGTGCGACTTTACAGATCACGGAACTCTTGCTATGACAGAAAAAGTTCTTACTCCAAAGAATTTACAAATCAATCTTGACCTTTGTAAGAAAACATTACTTACATCTTGGGAAGCTCTTGAAATGAGAGCAGGCGCAGGTGCTCCTCCGCCTCCATCATTTGAAGATTATGTAATCTCTTATATGGGAGAAATCATTGCACAAGCAACTGAAAATTCTATATGGGGTGGTACTGCTGCAACAAACGGTGAATTTGAAGGATTTAATTCAGCAGCAGGTCTTTTATTACCTGCACAAGATGCAACTGTAATTCAATCAGCAGCTTCAGCAGCATATACAGCAGCAAACATTATTGCAAACTTACAGACATTAACAACTGATATGGCTGCTAACGTTCCTGCAATATTAGGTAAAGAAGATTTACACATATACATGAATAATAAAACTTATGCAATGTACATATCAGCTGTATCTACATTAGGATATGTAAATGCATATAACATGAATGGTGACTATGAGCCTGTATTCGAAGGATACAAAATAGCAGTATGTCCTGGTATGGTAGATAACCAAATGGTAGCAGCAGAAAAGTCAAATCTTTACTACGGTACTGATTTACTTTCAGATGCAACTAGAATCACTTTAATGGACATGTCAGCTTTAGATGGGTCAGATAATATGAGACTTGTAGCTAGATATTCAGGTGCAGTTCAATCTGGAGTTGGTGCAGATATCGTAAGACAATCATAATATTACAAAATAGGGAGTTGAAATATACTCCCTGTTTTTAACTTTTAAAACAAAAAACAATGGCATGTACAAATTTAACCAAGGGTAGGGGATTAGATTGCAATAGAGTGAGTGGGGGTGTAAAATACATCTACTTCTCTGTTTATGATGAGATCACATCTTTTGCTTATGATGCAGTTGATAAGAACACTATCGACACTATTGATTTTGGTGGTAATACTATATATAGATATACTGTGCCTAGAGGTTCAACAACTATTACAGATACTATTACAGGAAGTGTAGAAAATGGAACAATCTTCTATACTCCTACTGTAAATATGGTTCTTAATAGATTAACGCAACAAGACCAAGAGGAGATTAAGTTATTAGGGCAAACGCAAGTAAGAATATTTGCACAACTTAATGCAACTCTAGCTAATGGTCATGATGTATTAGTTGGGCTAGGTATGACAAATGGAATGAGCTTAAATGCAGGTACAGCAGAATCTGGAGCAGCATTTGGAGATCGTAATGGTTACACACTCACCTTCGATGGCTTGGAGGCAATTCCATTCGCATTCTTAGAGGATTATACAACAGCACCATTCGATAATGCAGGGTTTACTAACAAAGCGGGAACATTCCCTACTACATCATAATACTTCACTTTAATTAGTGTTTTCATATTTTTTCTTGATTAAGAGAGCTTTGGCTCTCTTTTTCTTTTATATGCAAATATTTAAACAGTTTTTCTATTATATAATATGATCCAAGCAGTAACACAATCTTCATTTGATGCATATATAAGTACAGAAGACACTCGTATTGACAATTCGGTAGGCTCTGATAAGATTAGACACTTAGTAAAGTTTACTAATGACATGGATAAATCAGTTCAATATGCTTATCCTACAAATCATTTAATATACGATAGATATACAAAGATGTCATTTACTTATAATGCTACACCAGATGTTTATACAGGAGCAACAAAACTTATACCGTCAGGATATTACAAATATGAAGTTTATGAAGTTTCATGGACTGGAGCAGTTGCAATAAGTGCAGGAAACGCACCTGTAACTGAAGATGATGTACTACCTGTAGGACCTACACATGGGGTGGTGCAAGGATTAGTAGCAATAGGAAAATTAAATATGTCAGATTTAACAGGAACAGCACAAGTACAATATACGCAACATCCTGAACCATCTGGCACTAATTACATATATTACGGACAATAAAAAAATAAACAATGGCAATAGAAAACGTTCAACAACTATTAACAGAACAATTAGGAAAAGGTACAACAGAAATATTTACAACAGCAGCACAAACAAGTAAAGACTATTATGCTGTTCATTTTCCTGTAACTTCAGTTATTTCAGCAATAACAGTAGCAAATGCAACAGGC